CCTCGGCAGCGCAAACCAGTTAGAACGCAGCCACAGGGCTACGGTCAACCTTTAGGATGGATGAACTAATGGCACAAGATATTCCTTACGGCGGTCAAGAACCCGAAATCATTACTGAGGCTAAACAGTTCCTCAAGTGGTGCAATGACTCTGACAGCATGAACCGTCAGGAAGCCTTGGAAGATTTGAAGTTCGTGTCCGGCGGCGACCAATGGCCCGTAGACTTACAAAACTCCCGCAATCTTGAATCCCGCCCTGTTCTTACCATCAATAAGCTGGATGGTTATTGCCGCCAAGTCACTAATCAGCAGCGCCAACAGCGCCCACGGGCCAAAGTTCACGCTTGCAACTCTGAAGCAGACTTTAAGACCGCACAAGTTGTAGAAGGCATCATTCGCCACATTGAAACGCAATCCAATGCTGACAATGCTTACGACACCGCTTTCGACCACGCTGTGCGTATGGGTTGGGGCTTCTGGCGCTTAATCACCAAATACTGCAAAGATGATAGCTTCGACCAAGAAATTTACATCGATGCTATCCCTAACCCGTTCACGGTCTACTTTGACCCTAACTCTGAGCGCATAGACGGGTCTGACGCTGAAAAAGTGCTGATTACCAGCATGATGAGCAAAGAGAAGTTTCGGGATATGTATCCTGATTTAGACGATGGCTCCAGCTTCACCCAACGTGGCACAGGCGACACGCAATCAGAATGGATTACCAAAGAGGATATTCGCATTGCCGAGTATTTCTATGTTGAGCGCAAGCCAGCTACTCTTTATTTGTTGAGCGATGGGTCAAGCCGCTTTGATGATGGCGATAACTTCTTTGAGCGCATCGAGGCTTCTGGCTTGGAAGTGATTAAAGAGCGCAAAACCATCAAAAAGCAGATCAAGTGGAAGAAAATCACCGCTTACGACATCATTGAAGAACGTGACATCCCAGGCGATTACATCCCTGTCGTTCCTGTTTATGGTCGTCACGTTGTTATTGGTGATAAGCGCAAGAAGTTCGGCATGGTGCGCCATGCTAAAGATGCACAGCGTATGTATAACTTCTGGCAGACTACCCTTACCGAATCGGTGGCGCTGGCTCCAAAGGCAAAATGGCTGCTTGCTGAAGGCCAAGATGAAGGCCACGAAAGCGAATGGGCAGCGGCTAACATTAAGTCGTTCCCGCTGTTGCGATACAAGCAGACCGACATTGATGGCAATCCAGCGCCAGCACCGCAGCGCCTCCAGCCTGAGCCGCCTCCAACTGGCGTAATGACCGCTTTGGGCGCTATCAATCAGGATATTACAACCCTGATGGGCATCTTTGACCCTTCACAGCAGCTTCCTGGCAATATGTCCGGCAAAGCTCTAAACGGGCAACAACAGCAGGTTGATCTGTCTAACTTTGACTTTTACGACAACCTTACAAAGTCAATTGCCCACACCGCCAAGATTATTTTGGGCATGATTCCTAGCATTTACGACACGCACCGTGTCATGCGAATCATTGGGGATGATGGCAAGCCTGATTTGGTCGCTATTAACCAGCCCACAAGCGATGAAGCTGGCGTTTACCGTGTTCTGCACGATATGTCGGTTGGGCAATATGACGTGGTTATGGATACTGGCCCAGGCTACAACTCCAAACGCCAAGAAGCAGTCGATGCCATGATGCCGCTGATTGGCGGTAATGAGCAATTGTTCCAGACCATTGGTGATTTGGTGTTCCGAAATATGGACTTCCCTGGCGCTGACATTATTGCTGACCGATTGGCTGCTAATAATCCGTTGGCGCATATTGACGACAAATCAGACGTGCCTCCGCAGGTTCAAATGCAATTGGCGGCTTCACAGCAGCAAGTTCAGCAGCTTACTCAGCAGTTGCAAGCCATGCAATTGATGGTTAAACAACGTCAAGATATTGAGCAGGTTAAGCAAGATAATGAAACCAAGCGTGTTCTTATCAAAGAAACCAATAAAGCGCATGATATTGAACTGCGTGATTCTGAGCGCCGCAACGAAGTTCAAATGCGTACTGATACGCAAGCGCACGACACGATTATTAAGACACAAACGCAGCTTCAAATTGAAGAAATGAGAGCGCAACTAGCCATGATGTTGGCGCAAATAGATAAACGGTCTGAACATGAAGCATTATGGAATGCAACAGACCGAGCAATTTAGTGTATATTTACACAAACCTTACCAGTTAGGTTAACTGGGTTAATTCTTAGGGAAACCTATGTCAAGTGAGAAAGAAGCTGGCAATTTATTGACTAGCGAGAATGCAGCCGACTTTTATAGTCAAAAACTTGGTTTAGCTGTGGAAGCACCTGTCGAGGCGGTTGAGCAAACTCCCGAGCCGACAGAGGAAGCGCCGCAGAGTGAGCCAGAGGCTATTGAGGAAGCAACGCAGCCGGAGGAAAGGAAACAAAATCCTAAACTCGAAAAGCGGTTTTCAGAGATTACTAAGCAACGGGAAGCGGCACGCCAAGAGGCGCAACGTGAACGTGAAGCTCGGGAAGCCTTGGAAGCTAGGCTAAGGGATTTGGAAGCCAAGGTAGCGCCTCAAGCGCCAGCCAAAGTGGATGAAGAACCGAAGCCTGACCAGTTTACTGATGCTTTTGAATACGCAAAGGCATTGGCAGAATGGAGCGCAGAGCAAGCCTTGTTGAATCGTGACAAGCAAGAAGCAGAGCGTAAGGCTAATGAGGAACGCCAAAAGCTGATTCAAAGCTGGCAAACCAAGTTAGAGCAAGCTAAAGCCACATTGCCTGATTATGAGGAAATGATCGCTTCTAGTGATGTTGTTGTAAACGATGACATTAGGGATGCAATTTTGGAGAGTGATGTTGGGCCTCAAATCCTTTATCACTTGGCTGAAAACCCAGAGATCGCTAAAAAGATTACTGGTGGGTCTACACGACAGGCATTGCGTGAGTTGGGGAAATTGGAAGCAAGGTTGGAGGCTAAACAGCCCGAAACTAAGCGAATTGAACCCGTTGTTGCGAGAAGTAAAGCACCTGAACCTATTTCGCCTATCAGGGCGGCTAATTCAGTTCCAGATGTTGGCATGAGTACCGATGGTAAATTTCATGGCACATATGCGGATTGGAAAGCTGCTAGAAAAGCGGGAAAAATCCGTTAATTTTTTATATTTTTTTTAAAGGAAATCAAAATGGCAAATAATTTGCTTACGATCTCCAAAATCACCAACGAAGCATTGATGGTTTTGGAAAATGAGTTGACCTTCACGTCAGAGTGCGACCGTAACTATGACGACCAATTCGCTGTGGTATAAACACCTGCCTCAGTTTTTACTGTAAATCTTGCAATTGAGGTGGCAAGATTGGTAATACAGTAAACGTCCGTAAAAAATCGGGTATGCGGACGAAAAAGTTTCTCTGATTGACTTGGAAGCCTTGAGGAAGGCGACAGGGCGCAAGCGAAAGCAGCGTGAACGACTAAGTGAGAAACCTACGAAAGTAGATGCGATAGTCTGAACAGCGATATAACCTAATTGAAGTCGCTGAGTTTGAGTCGAAGAACTCAGACCGCCATAGAAATATGGTCAGTAGCCGCAAGGTGAAAGTAACAGAATGAAACCTGGCCGTTTTATTGGTACTACTGGCCCTGCTCTGAACGTTGAAGATTTCAACGAAACCAGCGTGCCTGTCACCTTGTCCACTCAATTCCACGTTGACACCCAATTCACCACACAAGATTTGGCTCTGTCGTTGGATATGTTCTCTGACCGTGTGTTGAAACCCGCTGTCGCTGCAATCGCTAACAAGATTGACCGTGATGGTTTGTCAACCGCTGCTCTGAACACCTACAACATCGTTGGTACTGCTGGCACTCCTCCCACAGGTTTGATTACTTACCTGACTGGCGCTGCTTATCTGGACAGCGAAGGCGCACCCCGTGACGGTCGCCGTTCGATGATTGTTGAGCCTTTCACCTCTGCAACTATCGTTGATAGCTTGAAGGGTCTGTTTGTGCCTCAAGAAGCCATCGGCGAGCAATATCGCAAGGGTTTGATGGGCCGTGACTCTGGCGGCATGAACTGGAAACTTGACCAAAACGTGGTTTCGCAAACCTTCGGTTCTTGGTCTAGCAACACCATTGCTATCACTTTGGCCTCTACTAGCTCTGCTGGTGTGTTGACTTCTGGTTGGGCTTCTAGCTCTAACGTGACTTTGACCGCCTCTACTGCTTCTACGCTGAACGCTGGCGATGTGTTCACCATTCCTGGTGTGTACGCAGTCAACCCCCAAAACCGTCAGTCTTATGGCAAGCTCCGCAACTTCGTTGTGAACAGCACCACTACCGTGGCTACTACTGGCACTACCGTGAACATCAGTCCCGCCATCATCGTGTCGGGTCAGTTCCAAAACGTGCAAGTGACCAGCTACAACAGCCCCAACATTACGGCCTTCAACAATACTGGCGTGACCTCACCCCAGAACATCATGATGCACCGTAATGCTTATACCTTGGCTGTGGCTGACCTGGAATTGCCTGATGGCGTCCATTTCGCTGGTCGTGCTTCCGATAAGGAAGTTGGTTTGTCCATGCGTGTTGTGCGTCAATACACCATCAACAATGACTCCATCCCAACCCGTTTGGACGTGTTGTATGGCTGGGCTCCCCTGTACCCCGAACTCGCTTGCCGTGTCGCAGCTTAATTAAGAAAGGATATTCAAAATGGCAAATCCAGGCCCATCAACCACAGTATCGGCACACCCACAGAACGTGTTGACTAACCAAGCCTTGCGTTTGGTTGCAACTCTGACTAACGTGTCTGCCAACACTACTGCTAACTACGCTGTTCCAGTTATCAATACTGGCGTGTTCTTGCCCCAAGCCCTGATTGTTACCAACATGAACGCCAATGGCGCTGCTGTCGGTACTACAACTGGTCTGGCTGTGGGTGTCTCGACCACTTCTGGCGGCTCTAGCTTGTACGGCTCTGTCACTAT